CACCAACAGATGGCACATACTGGTTTGACCTTGCATCAAGCAGTTACGGTTTATTTGAATGGTCAAAAACTAATCAATCATTCGCAACAATTACTCCTACACTCATCACCGCAACAAGTGATTTAGTCGGCAGTGTCTCAACTGGTGCACCAAAAACTTCAATAGGTGTAACAGGCGACTACGCTATCAACACAACTCACGTTTCAAACAAGATCTACAAGAAGACAGCAAGTAACACTTGGGTCCAAGTAGGTTCAACTGCATGGCATGAATCATTACCGATCATAACAGTTGCTTCAGGAACCTCAGTAACAAGTGGTCACTCAATGATCATCAACGGTACCACTATCACAACAAGTGGCACAACACTTTCAAACGTTGCGTCAAACATTGGTTCAAATGTTACAAACGTGTCAGCGAGTATCAACAGCATCACAGGTAACCTTGAAATATTCCATAACGGTAAATCACTGGGTGATTCTACAAGAGATCCTGAAGGAGGCAACGACAACGCCATCAAATTTGAAGCGGCGGCGGCCGGAACTTTGCTTTCTGACTTAGGTATCACGGCAGGAACTTACAAGGGTGCAAAATTCTTACAAGACAAACACACAAATAGACCAACTTGGAAAACAGCAGACGAAGACAGACCAAATGGTTCTGTTTGGTTTAAAACAACCAATGCAAACTCAGGTGCAAACATTGTTGCTAAACTTTACAGTTCATCAAGTGCTAGTTTCTCAACTGTTTCTAGTCCACTTTACGCAAGTAACCATTCAGCGATCTACAACTTAGATCCTGCTAACGGTGGTACAGGCTTGAGCGTGGGTGACTTGTATACACAATACAACATCACAGAACAATTCATGGCAACAAACGATGCCGCGGATGCATCACCAAATGTAGGTGACTTCCAATTGTTCAGATACGAAGGTGGTGTCACAAAAATCGTAAGTAAACTTACTTCACCAACTTTCACAAGTACTGAAACTTTCACAATCAAAGAATCAAGAAAAAATCAAGAAGCATTAAGTTCTGCTATCACAATCACATTGGGCGGTACAACAGCAGATGATTTTATTGCGGCTGTAAACGCAAAAGTTGATGCGAGTGCGCCGGCTAGTTCGGCTGATAAACTTATCAACATCAAAGCATCTAAATTATCCACTGGTGAGATTGTTCTTGAACACTTACTAGGTGGTGAATTCAGAATGTTTGATACACTCGGAACTCCATTAGCAGATGCTGGTTTTGATCACACAACTGCAAACGACTATGGATCATACACTGAGAACAGTTCAACGTTAATTGATAACTTGTACAAAGTGCCAACAGGTGAGACTGTTGACTCAACAGCGAACACGGCGATTTTAGCCTCAAACTGGAAAAGATTAAGTTACACAGCATCAACATCGTCTCCGACAAATGAGCCAGCGGACGGTACATTATGGTATGACACAAGTATCGATTCGGCAGATATCATGATTCATAATGGTACAACATGGGTTGGTTATCAAAATTACGATAGTTCATATGCGGACACTGACCCTAATGGACCACAGTTCAGTGCAACTGCACCAACTACACAGTCAGATGGTACAGCACTTGTGAACAATGACTTATGGATTGACACAAGTGATTTAGAGAACTATCCAAAACTTTACAAATACAACACGTCAGCAACTTTGAGTTCAACTAACACAGCGAACCAAGTGGCAGTGACGACAACTGGTGCGGCATGGGTATTAGTTGACAAAACGGATCAAACCACAGAGAACGGTATTGTGTTCGCGGATGCCAGATGGCATACATCAACCGACAAAGCGGCGGGAACGTCTACAGCGGCTGGTACAGCCTCAACTATCAAGAATTTATTGAGTGATAACTTCTTAGACCCAGATGCTCCAGATCCTGCAAACTATCCAAATGGTATCTTGTTATGGAACACTAGAAGAAGTGGTTACAATGTAAAAGAATACAAGAACAGTTACATCACAACCACAAAATATCCAGGAAGCGGATCAGCAGGACTAGGTAACATAAGATTCAATAACAACGAGTCTGTATCGACCTATTACCCAGACAGATGGGTTACGAAATCTAGCAACAACGCAGACGGCTCTGGATCTTTTGGTAGAAAAGCACAGAGAAAAGTAATTGCTGAGCAAATCAAATCTGAGATCGACACCAACCAAGCGATAAGAGAAGACCAAAGAGGTTACAATGTTATCGCTACACCTGGTTACCCAGAAGCGATTGCAAACATGATTAACCTAAACACAGACAGAAACAACACAGCATTCGTGGTAGGTGACACACCTTTGAGATTGGCGGGTACATCAACTGCGATACAGAACTGGGCAAACAACACAGCATCAGCACTCGACAACGGTGAGGATGGCCTAGTGAGCTCAAGTGATTACTTGGGTGTGTTTTATCCGTCTGGTTTGACCACAGACAACACAGGAAAATCAATTGTTGTTCCACCATCACACATGATGTTGAGAACACTGGCAAACAACGACAACATCGCTTTCCCATGGTTCGCACCATCAGGAACAAGGAGAGGTGTAGTTGACAATGCCACTTCGGTTGGTTACATAGACACAGCGAGTGGTGAATTCCAAACAATATCTGTTACGGAGTCAGTGAGAGATTCTATGCATGAAGTTAAAGTGAACCCAATCACTTTCTTCTCAGGTGCAGGAATTGTGAACTTCGGAAACTTGACCAAGACATCGGCAAGTTCGGCGTTAGACAGAATAAACGTTTCAAGATTAGCAGTGTATCTAAGATCACAACTTGATGCAATCGCTAAGCCGTTCATATTTGAACCAAACGATGAACTGACAAGGAACGAGATCAAACAAGCAATCGAATCATTCTTGTTAGAGTTAGTTGGTCAGAGAGCGTTATATGACTTCCTAGTAGTTTGTGATGACACCAATAACACACCTACGAGGATCGACAGAAACGAACTTTACGTGGACATTGCAATTGAACCGATCAAATCAGTCGAGTTCATTTACATTCCACTAAGAATCAAAAACACAGGAGAGATTGCAAATTTAGGGAACTAATTTTGGAATAAATAGGAGAAACAGATGGCAATATCAACTTTATCAAAATTTACAGTACCTTTAGCAAACGATCAGAGTTCAGCATCACAAGGCTTGTTGATGCCAAAACTACAATATCGTTTTAGAGCGATACTGGAAAATTTTGGAGTATCAACACCAAGATCAGAACTTACAAAACAAGTTATTGATATCACAAGACCTAACTTGACTTTTGACAACGTAACACTAGACGTTTACAACTCAAAAGTTTATGTTGCGGGCAAACACACTTGGGATCCAATCACAATCAATCTAAGAGATGACGTTAACAACTCAGTAACTAAATTGGTCGGTGAGCAGATCCAGAAACAGTTCGACTTCTTTGAACAGTCAAGTGCGGCATCAGGTATCGACTACAAATTCACAGCAAGAATTGAAATGCTTGATGGTGGTAACGGAGCAAGTGCACCGAATGTGTTAGAAACATTTGAGTTATACGGTGCATATGTTGAGAACGTTAACTACAACACACTAGCATACGCAACTTCAGATCCAGCAACTATAACGATGTCTGTAAGATACGACAACGCAATCCAAACTCCAACTGGAACAGGAATTGGAACAGCAGTTGCAAGAACTATTGGTACTTTAAGTACTGGTGGTGGACAGTAATACACAAAATTAAGTTAGCAATTATAACAGGAAAAGCGTCTTTATAGGCGCTTTTTTTGTGACCATAAATACCCATATGCCAAGCATTAACAACTTCTTAAAAGGCTTCCAAAACGGCCAACCAGGTATGAAAGACTACCAACACGCATCAAGATTGTATATAGACGACAATTATAAATTGATGCCAAAACAGAAGTTCTTGTTTCATGTGGTGTTCAACACAGATGAGACTTTGTTCCAGGGAGGCTTCAATGCCAACGAGAGATATCAACTCAACATGTTGGTAAAAGCATGTGACATGCCAAAGTTTGATATGAGTTACGAGGAGAAAGTGCAGTACAACAAGAAAATGTATGCCGCAACAAGAGTGGCGTATGAACCGGTAAACATAACTTTCCATGACGACCAC